GTTGTTTTAGGTGTTGGTGGAAATGGACGTAGTATTTCAATAACTGGCTCTGCTGTCACTTATGCTGGTGGTGGAGGTGGTGGTTATCATAATAATAATGCTGCTGCTGGTGGTTCTGGTGGTGGTGGTGCAGGTGTAAATAATGGTAGCACAGCAGGTTCTTCAAATAATGGAACAGTTAATTTAGGTGGAGGTGGTGGTGGTACATCAAATCCTAGTGTAGTAAGTGGTTCAGGTGGTAAAGGAGTTGTAATTATTGCTTATCCAGATAGCTTTAATGATATTACAATTGGCTCTGGATTAACTTCTACTAAATCAACAAGTAGTAGATCAGGGTATAAAGTATATACCTTTACAAATGGTACAGGCACAATAACTTTTGAGTGAGTAAAGATATATGGCATATTATGCACTTTTAGATTCTAACAATGTAGTAACTCAAGTTATTTCAGGAAAAGATGAAACTGATACTGAACATAATTGGGAAACTCATTACGGCAACTTTCATGACTGTGTAGTAAAACGTACATCATATAATACTGTTGGAAATCAACATAGAGAAGGTAAAACACCTTTTAGAAAAAATTATGCAGGTATTGGATATACTTATGATTCATCAAAAGATGCTTTCATTCCACCTAAACCTTATTCATCTTGGGTTTTAAATGAAACAACTTGTCAATGGGAAGCTCCAGTATCTAAACCTAATGATGGAAAAATATATGATTGGAATGATGAGACTAGAGAATGGTCAGAATCTACTTGGATATGAAAAAAAATATACCTTCTGTATTTCCAAAGGAATTTCCACGAGATGACATATTAAAAGCTATAAATATGTTAGAAATTCTTCAAAATAAATTAAAAAATTTTAAAAAAAAATAAAAATGAACGAAGAAATTAAACCTTTATTTGATATAGCTTCTATAATGACTGTTTTAGGTGCTTTAGCTGAATTGTTACCACCTTTAGCAGCTTTAGCTACTTTAGTTTGGTCTATAATAAGAATATACGAAACAAAAACTGTTCAAAGTATTATTCAAAAGAAGAAAAGTAAAAACTAACTGTTTAAACACTTAAGGAGAAATATATGCCATACGGAAAAGGAACATATGGATCAAAAATGGGAAGACCACCTAAAAAAGATATGAAAAAGAAACCAAAGGCAAAACCAATAAAAAAAATGATGATGCCAAAACGTACAGCAAGGGGTAGATAATTATAATGGCTAAAAATATGCCCCACTATTTTAGAGATGGTACATTGCATAAAGGCAATATGCACAAAATGGCTAATGGTGTTTTACATTCTGGAAAAACACATACAAAGAATAGTAAAAAACTTTATCATTTTAATGAATTATCTAAAACAGCACAAAAAAAGGTTAAAAATGATTAAAAAATCTCCTACACCTACTAATAAAGCTTTGTATAGCAGAGTAAAATCAGAAGCAAAAAAAAAGTTTGATGTTTATCCATCAGCTTATGCTAATGCTTGGTTAGTAAAAACTTATAAAAAAAGAGGTGGAGGTTATGCTTAATGTCATTAAAAGAATGGTTTGGTAAAGGTTCTAAAGGTGATTGGGTAGATATAGGAGCACCTAAAAAAAATGGTAAATATCAGCCATGTGGTCGTAAATCTACAAAAAACTCTAAAAGAGCTTATCCAAAATGTGTGCCAAGAGCTACAGCAAATAAAATGACAAAAGCACAAAAAGAATCTGCTGTAAAAAGAAAGAGAGCTGCAGGTAATCCAGGTGGAAAGCCTACTAATGTAAAAACTTTTGCAAGGAACAAAAATGGTACAAAAAAAGTATCAAAATCCTAAAGGTGGTTTAAACCAAAAAGGAAGAGATTTTTTTAAAAGAACAACAGGTGCTAATTTAAAACCACCTGTATCAGCTAAAAAAGCTAAAAAATCTCCTAAGGCAGCAGCTAGAAGACGTAGTTTTTGTGCAAGAATGGGAGGAGTTAAAGGACCAATGAAAGATTCAAAAGGTAGACCAACAAGAAAAGCATTAGCTTTAAGAAAATGGGATTGTTAAATGGCACTTACAACTACATATTTAGATTTAGTTAATGATGTATTAATACGTTTAAGAGAAACACAAGTATCAAGTGTTTCTCAAAATAGTTATTCATCTTTAATAGGTAAATTAGTTAATGATGCTAAAAGAGAAGCAGAAGATTCTTGGAACTGGGATGTTTTAAGAAGTACTGTTTCTTTTGCAACACAACAAGGAACATTTAATTATAGTTTAGGAGAAGCAGGAAACAAATTTAGAGTTATAGCAGCACATAACGATACTGATGATATTTTCTTACAGTATAGACCTACTAGATATTTTGTACAACAACTACTATTAACACAATCACCACAACAAGGAGCACCAATATATTTTAATCCTAATGGCGTTGATTCTAATAGAGATGGTCAAATAGATTTATTACCAATTCCTGATGCTGAATATGTTATTCGTTTTGATTTAGTTATACCAGAAGATGAGCTAACAACAGATACAAGCACTACAGCATTACAAAAAAATATTATTACATCTTTAGCTTGGGCAAAGGCTATTGAAGAAAGAGGAGAAGACGGAGGAATTAATGTATCAAGTCAATATGCAGTAGCTAAACAAGCATTATCAGATGCTATAGCTATAGAAGCTGCTAGAAGACCTGATGAAGAAACTGTGTGGTATCCTTCATAATGGCAAACAAACCGTTACAAGCTGTTTCATTAGTATCTCCAGGTTTTTTTGGTGTTAATTCACAAGATTCTGGTGTTACTCTAGATCAATCTTTTTCATTAGAAGGAGATAATGCTGTAATAGATAAATCTGGTAGAATGGCAAGTAGAAAAGGTTGGGAATATAATACTACTGCTGGTGGTACATCATCATTACCAGAACTGTTATTTGAGTTTGATAATAATACTGCTACTGGTTCTTTTAGTATTATTAGTGCAGGAAATAATAAGTTGTTTACCGGCGAAACAACAATGACTGAGCAAGTAGTAAAAGATGCAAGTGCAGCTACAACTTTATCTTATACTATTTCAGAAGATGATTGGCAGTTTGAACAATCACAATATCAAAGTGGTACAAATTTAAGTCCTCATGGGTTTTTAGTACAAAAAGATCATTCTAGTTTAGTTTACCATAAAATGGGTTCTGCTCATACACATACTGGAGTTTTTGGTTTTCAAAGATTAGGAGATATAGGATCAGTACCTAGTGGATATACTACAGATACTTTTAAACCTAATTGTACTTTGTCAGCTTTTGGTAGAATGTTTTTTGCAGACATTTCTAATGATCCGTTAACAATATACTTTAGTGTATTATTAGACGGAGCAGACTTAACAGGAAGTGGATCAGGACAACTTAATTTAGAAAAAGTAATAGCTGGTGGAGATAAAATAGTAGCACTAGCTGAACATAATAACGCATTAATTATATTTTGTGAAAGAAATATAGTTATATATAATAACGCAGATAATATAAGTGAAATATCTTTAGCAGATGTAATTGTAGGAACTGGTTGCATTGCTAGAGATTCAATACAAAATATTGGAACAGATGTAATATTTTTATCTGATAGTGGTCTTTTAAGTTTAGGAAGAACTATACAAGAAAAGTCTGCTCCATTAAGAGATTTAACTAAAAACATAAGAGATAATTTTTTATCCCTTTTAGCTGTTGAAAACAAAAATAAAATTAAAAGTGTATATTATAAAAAAGAAGCCTTTTATTTACTAACTTTTCCTAATAGTGAGTTTACTTTTTGTTTTGATATAAGAGCTTCTTTACAAGATGGTTCTTATAGAGTTACAAGATGGGATAGTATTAATCCTTCTTCTTTATTAGCTACAAGAGATGGTAGATTATTGTTAGGAAAAACTAATGGAATAGCTCAATATAAAGGATATACAGATGATAGTATCTCTTATGTTTTTAGTTATTTAACACCTTACATTGATTTTGGAAGATCAGAAATAACTAAAATATTAAAGAAAATTAATGTAACTGTTGTAGGAGCTTCTAGTACAACATTAAGTTTAAAATGGGCATTTGATTATGGAAATAACTATAATACAATAGATGCAATAACTAAATCAGCAGAAATATCAGAATATGGTAATGCAGAATATAATATTTCAGAATACTCTGCATCAATTTTTATTGACAAAATTACAGCACAATTAACAGGAAGTGGTAATGTATTACAAGTAGGAGTTAATGCTGTTATTAATGGAAATGCTTTATCTTTACAAAAAATAGATATTTATTCAGTTCTTGGAAGGACTATATAATGAGTAATTACACAAAAACAACTAATTTTGCTGCTAAAGACAGTTTAAATAGTGGAGATGCAAATAAAGTAGTAAAAGGTGCTGAAATAGGAACAGAGTTTGATAATATAGCTACTGCTGTTGCTACAAAAGCTGAATCAGCTAATCCTTCTTTTACAGGAACTGCTACTATTTCTAATCTTATTGTTAGTGGCACTTTTACAGTT